AAATCTAAATTACAATGGTATATCGATTTAAGATATAATAGCACCTTTAAACACGGTGGTGCTGGTTTGGGTTTTGATAGATTAACTAATTTCTGCTGTCTTATGGATGGTAATATTAGAGATGTTGTTCCTTTCCCTGTAGCTTTTACTGAATGTAATTATTAAAATTATTAAATTTATTAAATTTATTATATAATAAAATTAATAATAATTAAATAAATTAACGAAGACGGAGAACTAGATGAATAGTGCTTTCGTTTTGAATATTATAATCTCCAAGAGTTCGTCCGTCTTCAAGTTGCTTACCAGACCATACTAGACGTTGTTCTGTTTCTTGAATACCAGTCTTATCATGAATAGCCTTCTTTACATCTTGGATAGTAGTTGAGCTTTCAAAATCATAAGTGCTAGTTTTGCCTGCAAGATCCTTAACCATAATTTGCATTTTAATATATATAATATCAATAGTATTATATATCTCCATGATATTAAAAAATCAATTTTTTTAAGAGTTATTAGAGTTAGAATTTTCGGTGTTATATTTAATATAGAATGAAGAAGGTAATAGATTCTTACCCATTTTAATACATATTTTATCATTAAAATCGGGTTTATTAGTAATAAAATTGACATCAAAAGCAATTATAAAAGCATTAATAATAGTATTAAGATTAGGATTAGAAATAAGTATATTATCATTAGAATCAGGATTAAGATAAGAAAATAATAAAATAAAATTTTTATTAGTAATATTTTCATCAAATAATAGATTATAAATAACATCTATAATAGTTTTACATTCTGATTTTGTAAAATATAATTTATTTTTAGAATAAATATTAATAATGTCATTTTTAATATCTTCATAATATATATTTTCAAAATTATTTATATTACTCATATTACTCGTATTATTCATATTACTCATTATATTAATTCTTTTGAAATAATTTTTTTAATAATTCCCTCGCTACAGACATAGGAATAATTTTTATTTTATCATTTAATCTATAATCATAATGTGTCAAATCGTCATTAACAATATGTTTTGAACCAATAACTGAAAGATTTAATATCCCAAAATTATTAATATTAAATCCCAATTTTATTAATATATTTCCTTTCGGTAATGGCGGTATATTCGTAATTTTATATGAACCTATTATTTTATTTTCTGATATATCCTCACTTATTCCTTCATATATATTTATATCTATACTTCTCTGTCCATCATATGTCGTAGAAAATATATTTTCTGTTGAACACGGTATTTTACTATTCTTATTTATCATTATTATAAATTTATCATTTGCATCCTTTATCCCTATATTCATCGGTGTTATATCTAATAAATAAAATTCCTTCTTATTATTTATTATATTGTAATAATATGATGCACCACTCCCTACTATCAATTTATATAAATTATTATTTATTATTGAATTATTATTATTATTATTATTATTATTATTAATATTTAAAATAGCATTAACTTTTTGTTTTAAAAGTGGTATTTGTGTTGGACCACCAATATAAATAATATTTGTTGTTTCATATTTTTTTGATAATGTTATTAATGATGATATCATCTCTGTTATTATATTATTTATTAAATTATTAAAATATGTTCTTGAATAACTTATATTAATTACTTTATCATTTATTTCATATGTAATATTGTAATTATTCATATATGTTAATTTAATTTTAATATCTTCCGCCATTTTTAATATTTTCTCGTAATTTTTTGATGTGCATTTTATATTATATCTATTTATTATATCATTTGTTATTATATTATCTATATCTATCCCTCCTAACGAATTATTCCCATATGTATCTATTATATCACATGTATTATTCATATAATCATAGTTTATCACCGTTGTGTCTATCGTTCCTCCTCCTAAATCATATATTATAAAATTATTATTTTCTTTATTATTTTCTTTATTATTAAAATTATTAATATAATAGATGGCGGCGGCAGTAGGTTCTGATAATAATTTAATAATATTAAATCCCGCATATTCAACCGCTTTTTTTAATTGTGTTTTCTGTAAATCATTGAAATATGCTGGTGCTGTTAATATTATATTGTATTTTTCTTCTTTATTATCTTTATTATCTTTAATATCTTTATTATTTATATCATTAATTTGAGATTTAATAAGAAGTTTAAGATAAATAAAATAATATTTGATAATATCAATAATAGATAATTTAATTGTAATATTATTAGTATTATTAGTAATATTAAAATATATAAGTTCATCGTCAAGTTCATAATTAAGATTAAATTTATTAATAAATTCTAAAGTTTCAGAAGAAGAAAATTTATTAATGCCTAAAAATCTTTTAAATTGGAAAAAAGAAATAAGAGAATTTGAAGAATGACCAATAGAATAATTTTCTTTAGGAATTAAAGAATTATTAGAAAAATTATCAAAAATAAAAAGTTTTGATGGAATTAAATTATCTCCCGTTGTTTCATCTAATATATAATTATTAATATTATTTTGAATATATGAAATAACAGTATTACATGTTCCAAAATCAATTGCTAAAGCTAAAAACATAAAATATATATTTATAGTAAAGATAAAAATGCACCGCTTAAATCAATATAATTACCAGATGATTTACTCATAATAAATGCTTTTTCTGATAAAATACTAATAAAATTATTTTTTATATCCTCGTTTATTGTCTCCGAATCATAATTTTTTATAAACTGAATAAAATATAATAATATATCTAACGAAAAATATCCATCATTCCTAAATTTATTTATCGTTAATAATATTTTTTTTATATCTTTTTCTAGTATCGCATCATATAACACTATAAAATTATCTTGTGATGGTATATTACACACTATATTTATATTCTATATATTTATATATTCTACCGCATTACTTATTAATTCTACCATATTTATCGTCTGTCTCAAATCTCTCTGGTTTTTCTCATATAAATATTCTAGCGCCTTTTCATCATATTTTATCTTCTCCTTATTACATATCTTCTTTATCTTCTCTATATATTTATTCATTGGTGGCTTCGGAAATCTTAATACTACACATCTCGACTGTATTGCCTCTATTATTTTTGAACTATCATTACATGTAAATGCAAATCTTGTATTTGGATATTTTTCCATCGTTAAATTTATTAATCTCTGTGCTTTTGGTGTTATATTATCCGCCTCATCTAATATTATTAATTTATGTGTTAATAAACTATTTTTAAAATCTACACTCTTCTTGCAAAAATTTTTTATTATCTCATTCACTGATTTTATTCCCCTCTCATCACTCGCATTCAATTCTATCGTCATATCATTCTTATATTTCTTATATATACTTTCCGCTATCACATTTATTGTTGATGTTTTACCTACTCCTGATGTTCCTGTCAATATTATATTAGGTATATCCTTCTTCTCTATTATGTCATTTAATATACTTAATATTACATCATCTAATACTAAATCACTTATTTCTTTAGGTCTGTATTTCTCTGAAAATGGTAGCAAATTATTATCCATATCTATTATCTATGTCCTTATATTTATAATTCTTATATTTATTATAAATTTCAATTTTTATTATCTATTTTAATAATAAAAAACAATTTAAAGATTTAATATTATAATAAATCAGTATCAAGTGATACTATTGCCCGTGTAACTCATCTGGATAGAGTGTCAGTCTTCTAAACTGGAAGTAGTGGGTTCGACTCCCACCTCGGGCTTTACACAAAAAATTATTAATTTTTAAGTTAATAATGTTTTATAAAAAATAATTTTTGTTTCTTAATTAAAATTTGGCGCAAAACTCTTTATAAAATAATAAAGCAAAAGCTAAATAATATTATAAATAAAACTTGCGCCAAAATTTATTTATTTTAATTTTTAATTTTGTTTTATTGATTTTGTTGTATTTTACTATATTTTAATATACATATTTTAATTTTTTGTTTAATAGTAAATATAAAATAATACATTATTATCATTATTTTGTCTTATTTTTTTTTGATATTTAATATATTTTTCAATCTCTTTTTTATTATGTTGTATTATTCTATTTTCACTTTTCCATTTTGGTATCTCACATATATTTTCTTTTCTAAATTTTACTTCTTGTCCTTCATCTAAAGATACCCACAACTCATCATATACTTTAATTGTTTTTCCATAAAATTTCCGAGGTTTATTTATACCTCCATATTTATATTTGTCTATTTTTATTATCTCAACATAATACTTTTCCCATCCATTTTTTGAACCAGCCATTATTCTAACAATATCTCCAACAATTAAATTATCTGCAGTATTTCTATTTATTTTATTAAATGACCAATTAGTTATTATATCAAATTTCGCTAATTCAATTTTTTGCTTATCCATTATATATTTAATTTATATTTTTTATTTTATATCTAACGGCTTTTTATTATAATTATTATATAAATAATCATAAAAAACCTTGTGCAAAATGCTAAATTTTATTTATTTTTTGTTTACTGATTTGGTTTTAATAATTTTTATTTTAAATTTTGTTTTAATTAATTTTGGTTATTTTATTAAAACTTATTAATAATAAATGATATTTTGGCGCAAGTTTTCTTTATAAAATAATAAAGCAAATGCTAAATAATATTATAAATAAAATATGCGCCAAAATTTATTATCTTGATTTACTTCCTTTTTTACTTGATTTTACAATATTATTTATATTATTTATATTATTTAATATTATTTCTTCACCATAATCTATTATTTCTTCATCATAATCTATTATTTTATTTAACTTTTTTATTGTAATATATAATTGATCAATGTTTTTTGATTTTTTACTTGTTCTTTTACTTCCTCTTTTACTTGCTTTTTTACTTGCTTTTTTCTTACCCATAATAAAAGAAAACATAAATATAATAATACAATAATATATATTTAAAAAATCAATTTTTTTATTTATAATTATTCAATAACGATATTAGAACCGAAAGCGAAAGATTTTTTAGGATTAATAACTTTTTTAATATCATTATTATTATTATTATTATTATCATTATTATTATTATTATCATCATTATTATTTTTAGTTTCTTGTTTAATATTTTGATTAATATTATTAATAATAAGATTATTTTGGATAAAATCTTCATCATCAATATCATCAAAAATGATATTAGAAGGATGAAGATTAGAATTATCGGAAGCTTTATATTGATATTTATCATTAATCCATAAATAATCTTGGATGAACCAATTTTTATTATTATAGACATATAATCTTTTATTAGTCCAATTATTATAGATAGAGAGATCATCACAAATATCGATAACGAGAGGAATATTCATAGTATCATTTAATTTATCATTACGGAGAATTCTCCCGATAGTTTGAACGACAGATTTTTCTTGTTTGATGGGAGTAGCTAAAATGATGGTATCTAATCTGGAAATATCAAGACCTTCTTCAGCGAGTTTATATGTAGCAAAAATAATATGTCCATTATCTTCTGCTAATTTTCGTTCTGATTTTTTGGAGGAACCAGTATAAAAGTAGGTATTATAAATATGTTTTTCGTTATTATCATTAATAATAGTATCAATACCTGATTTAAGAGTTTCAAGATGTTCAATTCTGGCGGAGAAGATAAAAATTTTTCGTCCAACAGATTTAAGAGTGTCAATAAAGGAGATAATCATATTATTTCTATCAGTAATTTTAATTAAATTAGAAATCATTTTAGTGTTATCTGGTAGAATTTCACCTTTAAACCATCTTTTTTTTTCTTTAAAGTTTTGATCATTAGATGAGAACATAATTCTTTTAACTAAAACTTTATAATCATATTTCTTTTCCATTTTATAAATAACATCACCAATAAACCATTTTACAACTTTAATAAGTCCATCTGATCTATAAGGAGTAGCCGAAAGTCCGATAGTATAAAGTGCTGAAGTTTTAAGGAGTGCTTTAGAGAATATTCTGGAACCTAAATGATGTGTTTCATCATAGATAACGAGACCGAAATCTTTAAAAATGGATTCATCATAATTGATGAGAGCGATAGAATGTAGCATACCGATAACAATATCTTTATTTTCAACATCAACTTTTTTTTGTCTAATAATTCCGATTTTTGCATTAGTAAATTGTTTAAATCTTTCAATCCATTGATCTTGTAAGAATTCTTGATGAACGATGACGAGAGTTTTAAGTTTAAGAACAGATGCAAGATAAATAGCTAAAACAGTTTTACCACCACCACAAGATAAAGAAATAATACCGCCTTTAGTGTTGGTATTATTAAATTTATTTGTGATAGAATTAATAATATTAAGTTGATAATCACGGAGATTACCTTTAAATTGGATATCAGTAGTTAGATATTTAAATTTAATATCAGAGATAATAAAATTAAGTTTATTATATGAGATGTTATTAATAATTACAGAATTAATATTAATTAAAGTATTAGCGATAAATTTCGGGATGATAATATATTTTGTATCTTCATTATAGACAGAAAAAGATATATTATCAGAATTATTAGAGTCATCATCAGAATTATTATCTTGATTAAATTTAGATAATTCGGGAGAAACGGTGAAGAAATCACGGATAGAAGAAATAATAAGAGGATGGATAGAGGATTTAGAAATACAAAATCCGAAATTATTAAGATAACCAGAAATATCGAGAGTATTCATTATATTATTATATGTAATAATATATTTAATAATATTTTCAATTTTTTCATTTTTTTGAATTTTAAATATAATATAATATATATGGAAATATTAGAAATAATAAATAATATGTTGATAGAGTTAAAGAATAATAAGATAGTATTATTTAGTATAATATTTTTGATAGCATTATATACGGCATTATTAAATAAAAAATTATCACCATATGTAAGAGATTTATTTAGCAATAAATTATTTAAATTAGTGATATTTATAACGATATCATATGTTGCATCAGAGAATATAGCATTATCAATAATATTATTAATATTAACATTAGTAATATTGCAATTAGTTACATATCAGGATATATTGGAGGAAATAAACAGAAAAGAGAAATTTGAATTTAATAGTGAATATTTAGAGAATCCGGTATTAAAGGAGAATGAATTAAGAACTATAGGATTTGAAAAGAGTAAAATATTTGATGTTAGAGTTCCAATAGAAGAAAATAAAGAAATAATAGAAGAGGGGAAAAGAAAATTAGAAGATTCATATAGTATAGTAGAAGATCAGATAAAGAGATATGATACAAGAGAACAGAATATAATAAATAATAATAATTTTGAGGCGTTAAAAATGATACAGAATGGATTAAATAGAAGTTATGTTAGTAATGATGGAGAATATAATAATATAGAGAAAGAGAAGTTAGATATGAAGATAAAGAAGATAAATATAATGGAGAACAATGGATATATAAAATATATGAAGATAATAGATTTTGACAATAAATATTATGGGATATTAAATAATTTGTATAATGAGTTAAGTAAGAATTATAATAAATTATTAAAGAGGATAAATAGTGATATAAGTGAAAAAGATTTTTGGGATGAATTTTATAGATATAAATTAGAGGAATATAAATTAGTAAAATATGTGATAACATTAAAGATGAATAATAAGATATATAGTAAAGAAGAAACGGAAGATATAAGAAGAGTGATAGAAGAAATAGAACAAGTAATAAATATTAATAATAGAAGTGTATTTTATGAATTATTAAATAATTTAGTAAAATTAATTATATAATTTATATATAATTAATGAAATTTGAATTGATAATAATAATAATAATTTTGGTATTAATTATATATTCAATAAATAAAAAAGATATAGATAAATTAATTTTTAAGGAAAATTATCAAAATTTAATTAATAATAATAAAATTAATGAAATAATAAATAATAATGAAATAATAAATAATAATGAAATAATAAATAATGAAGAGATAGATATATTAGGATTAGATATAAAAAATAAGAAGGAATCAAGAATAAAAGTATCAGTAAATAAATTATCAAAAATGTATAATATTGCAATTAATAATATGAATAATATAATTAAAAATAAAAATAATAATAATAATCTTGATAATAAAAGTATAAATAAAAATAAATATAATTATAATGGTTATAATTATTATAATGACCTAAAAAATTCAAATTATGGTAATATTACTAGTATTGGCAAAAATTTATTAACTAAATATGATGACATACCCGTTTCTGTTAATTAATTATTTTTTATTTTATTTTTTTTTAAATTTAAGGTGAAGCATCTGCTTTAACTTTATCTTTTCCTCTTTTAGAGATATCGGCTTTAATAAGTTCTAAAACTTTTTTGTTGATAGCTTCATAATCTTTGCCATCACCACCGACGGATTTTTTGGCGTCATCGCGATAAGGTTTAACGAATTTCATAAGAGCGGGACCAAATTTAA